CCGCCGCCGGATTCCGCGAAGGCTAGCAAAAACGTGATGAACGTATCCGTACCAGACCCGCCCAGCGTGAAGGTCGCCGCTGTGTTGCCGGTTGCCGTCACGCGCTTGTCCTCTACTCGACCACCATAATTGCTAGGTACAAATCGGTTCGTGAACCCTGTACCGGCAGCTCCTGCGGTGTCGTTCTGGGGATTCCACATCTGCCCATAGATCAATGCTGGCTGCGTCGTTACGTTGAAGTTCGTGGAAGTCAGAATGTCAGTGCCGGTGCCGGGACTGGTTTGCGTATTGCTGACTGACCCGAGTAGGGCGCCAGTAGTTGCAATGCCCGAATACTCCGTGATCGTCGTGACGATAGTCCCCGGAGGACCGCCGTTATAAGTACACGTCGCCGAAGTGATACCGGCCTCGCAGTTCTGGAGGTAGTAGTACGTGACATAAGATGAGACTATCGCCTGCGTAGCAATCGCCTGCGTCCAGTTGACCGAATTATTATCCTGTACCTGAGTTAGAAGCGGATTGCCGGCACCAGAACTGGTGAACGACGCTAGCACCAGCAAATTCCCCGCACTGGGGGATACCGATATCGTCGCTGAGTTAGCGGAATTCTGGACTGATTGTACCCATGCGTATGCCATGTTAGTTCGCCGTTAGCAGGTTGGCGGCATTGACGCCGCAGTCTGTGCCGTCATTCGCGGCGTTCTTTCCAGCCGATCCACCGACAAGCGCCCACCCGGCGGCGCTATGTCCGCCGCCAGAAGATCCGCCCACGAAAGATATTGCTCCCGTAACGCCATGTGCTTCATTTGGTGGATTGGCGGCGGCAAACGCTGAGAGCGTATACGTGGTGTGATTATTCAAGTAGCGCGCTAGCGAATCCGTGGCCGTGTAGTCGAACGTGCAGCCGCCTAGGCCAGTCGTGTACTGGCCGACGTCGTGTCCGCTGCCCGCCGGGGTGCCGTTGATGGCGGCGCCGGCAATGACGGTGTTGGTGAACGTATTGTTCGTGGACGTCAGGTCGCCGTTGGCCGTGAAGCTGCCGTAGAACGTGTTGTGATTGAAAGTCGCATAACTGGCGGTCGCGCCGGGGCCGCCGCCGCCGTTCAGATTCAGCTGCACCGAGCTGCCAGAGTTTACGCCGTCGCCAATGAATACGTTGTTCTGATAGGCGACGTGATCGCGCTGACCACCGAGCCCGAGTGTGCCCGTGAGATCGATGATGCAATTCTTGATCGTGCCACCGGGGTTGATCTGCGGGTTGTGCTTGAAGTAGATCGGGCGCGCGCTGCCCACGACAAGCGCTCCGATGACGGTGATGGGTGCCGTCGAGTTGTCGAAAAACAGGCATGCCTGATTGTTGGCTTTAACGGGTCCCGTCCAGCTTCCGCGCACGATCTCGATGAGTCCGGTGTTGTTCACGTCCCACTGGATGATGCCGCTGTTGTCGGTGTTGCCGAGCGAGTCGTTGCGCGTTCCGGTGATGTCGATGAACCGGATGTTTGAGCACGGCCCGACCGGGCTGTTGGGTCCGTTGCCGAGCCTGAACCCGGTGTCCGCAGAGTTAAGGCTGAACCCCTTGAAGTACCAATACGCCATGTTGATCATGATCCGGCCGCTGTACCCAGACCCGCCGTAGGTGCCCGCAGTCAGATTATTGATCGTCGCCGTTTCCCACGTGCCAGCGGTCCAGTTTCCTCCGGTCGGGTAGCACGACACGATGATCGGATTGCCGGCCGTGCCGCTGTTCATCGCGACGACGCCCATGTCGGGCCACGGTGCGACTACGCTGCCCTGACGCACCCAGAGCGCCTGCCCGGCGGTCAGTGTCGCGAGACGCGCAGCAGTGATGTTGTTCCACGGGCTCGCGAACGTGCCGCTGCCGTCACTCCCGGCCGTCGTGTCGAGATACAGATCTCCGGCCTGCGGTGCGCGGATAGCATACGGATCAACGCCGCCGGAGCTGGCGCCGGCGCCGCGCCCGTGCCTTGCGAGGGCGTCGAACGGCATGCCGGAGGCAAGCGCCGCGCTGATCGTGGCCTGCAAAAAGTCCCTGCGCTTCACGTCAGAACCCCGCCGCCGTGGCGACGTAGTTCCACTTCGACGTCGCGCTGTTGTAGATGAACAGGAAGTAATCGTACTTGCTGCTGCCCGTCGTCGCCGTGGGGAGCGCAACTGTGCCGCCTGTGTACGCGCTACCCCATGAAAACGTCTGCACGTTCGTCGAGCTGATGCGCAACGTCCACTTCTGGCCGTCGACAGGAGTGCCGGTCGGATTGTTGGCGGTTAGCGTGCCCGCGGTCTGCGTGTTGGCCTGCTCGCTGATGTCGGCGTTGCCGATGTTCGGCGTAAACGATGTCGCATTGGTCAACGTTTCGGTGCGCGGCGCGACAAAGCCGGTAGCGTTGCCGATATTCGGCGTCGTCAGCGTTGGCGACGTCGCGAAGACAGCATTCCCGCTACCCGTCGCGCCGGCCGCCGTGACGCCGCCAATCGAGATGCTCGTGCCGAAGGTCTGCAGGGCCGACCACGTCTGCGCGTAATTCGTTTCGGCCAAGGTGCCAGTATTGGCAGGCAGGCTAGCCGTCACGGATCCTAGGGCGCCCGTCACGGGTTGCACGGTCACCGTGCCGCTCGTCGCGTTACCCAAGGACACGCTACCCGCCGTGCCACTCGCGCCCAGCGACAGCGCACCCGCGGCGATCGTTGCGTTCGGCGCGTTGGACACGGCATTCGTGCTCGTCGCGTAGTACGGCAAGTGGCCGCTTGTGCCCGCGTTGACCGTACCGCTGCCCGCCGGCGTGACCGCTGTGCACGCGGACACCTGATAGTTCGTGCCGTCGCTCGTGATCGTGCACCCCGCATTCGTGGCGACCGCAATGCTCGTGCCGCCGTTCAGCGTGCTCGGCGAATTCGCCGTGATCGTTGCCGTGCCGGCGCCGATGTCCTGTACGTCCAGCGAGAAGCCGAGACCAAATCCGGTCGTCGACGTATTGGGCAGCGTGACAGCGATGGCGCTCGCATTGCTGAAGGTAACGAGCTTGGAATTATCGCTGCTGACGAATGTATACGTCGTTCCGGTCTGCGCGTTGATGTTGGAGATGAAGGCCAGCGACCCGCTCGCGATGCTCAGGCCGGCGCCGAGGCCAATATTGCCCAGCGAACTGCCGTTGACGTACAGCAGGTAATTACTCGTGCCGCCCGAGATGCCAGTCGAGCCGACAATCAGGTTGCCAACGCTTGGCGTCGCCCACGTGCCGTTACCGGACCAGAAGGTGGACGCCGATGCTCCCGTGCCGCTGTTCAAATTGCCAACGGGTAGATTCCCGGTAATGCATGTTGCCAGCGAACACCCGGTAGCGTTGGCGAGTCCAATGGATGCCGGCGTTCCCGTGGCATTCGTGAGAACAAGCGATGCCGGAGTGCCCGTGGCATTCGTGAGGACGAGCGCGCTCGGCGTGCCGAGTGCGGGCGTCGTAAATGTCGGCGACGTCGTAAGCGCTACGTTGCCCGATCCGCTCGTCGGCAGGTTGCCGAGGATGCCAGAGGAGTTGTAGAGCACGTAGCCGTTATTGCCGGCGCTGATCGTCGACGTGCCCACCGTGAGATTGCCGCCGCCACTTCCCGTACCGCACGGATTGCCGCTGTCCGACAGCGACGTCGCCGACGCCCACTGCACGCAGTGCCCAGTCGTGATGCCGCCGGTGAACACCGGGATGCTCGCGCCGGCCAGCGAAGCCGCCCCAGTGCCGCCGTACGCGGGCGCGAGCACACCGCTCGTGAAGCCGAGGTACGTCTCCAGATTGATCATCTGCGTGCGGTACGTCACCGTGCCGGTGTCGTAGAGCGTGTACCCCGTGCTCAGCACGGTGCTCGTCGTCGGCAACTGGTTGACGACGACCTGCGCGCTGGCCTGCGCAGCGAACAGGACGGCGAGCAGCAATGCGCGGATGAATTTCATGTTGGGACTCCAAAAACACTCGGTGAGGGTAGCGCGTGCCCGGCACGCTCTCAAGTACTCGGCTGGATGATGACACCGGAATCCGTCTCGATGGGCACACCGGAGTCCGTCGTGAGGTTCTGCGACACGATGGTCGCGCTCGTCTCGATGTCGACGCCGGCGTCCGTGGTGATCTGCTGGCCGCTGTCGGTGAGCAGGAACTGGCCGTACGTCGGCGGCACGGGCGTCGGCGCGGCCGTCGCGAACAGCTCGGCGACCTCGGGCACGGCGGCCGCGCTGCGCGGCACGCCGACGTTCGCCGTGCGCACGACCGTAGTGGGCAGCAACAGCCCGTTAGCGGCGATCGGCGTCGCCGCGGTGTACGTGAAGAGCATCGCGGTGACCTGCGTCACCGTGAAGATGCCGTCGGCAAGCCGGTCGCCGGATCCCATGACGCCGACCTGCGAGCCCGTCGCCAGCCCCTTGGGCGTGACGCCGAACGTCATGGACACCGTCTTGCTGCCGTTTGACGACAGCGAGATCGGCGTGAGCGCGGCGCCCCACGTGAGGCCGGCGACGAGCGGCGCCTGCCCGATGATCTGCCTGCCCGTTGGCCTGCCGATGGATTGCCGCGCGAGGGCTATGCCGGCGTCCGTGACGATCGTGTTCGGCGACGACACGGGCAGCCCGGTCGCGGGATCCGTGCTGCCGCCCTGCAGCAGGGCAAAGTAGTCGTTGGCCGCGGCGTCGAAGTCCTGCACGCGCGCGTTGACGATGGGCAGCGGATCGGGCGGCACGATGATGCTGCGCACGTTCTCCTGCGGCGTGTCGAGGCAGTCCTTGCACACCAAGATCTTGATGTTGAGGAGCGCGGCGCCGCGCCACTCGTACTGCCACTGCAGGTCGACAAAGTTGTAGCGGAACCCGCAACGATCGCAGATGGCGTGTGCCTGCGGACGACTCGCGGACGTCCGCGCGCGCCCCGCTTGTGAGGCGTACGACATGGCTACGGCCTGAAGTACTGGCCGATCATCGGCGAAATGTAAACCTGCGACGTTTCTATGTTCTGCGACGCGGCGTCGTTGTACGCGTCGGCGGCGAGCGCCTTGAGGCCCTCGGCCTTGTCGGGCGCCCAGATCGTCGCGACGCGCCACGCGAGTTCCAGCGTGAAGGCGTCGAGGAAGTAAATAGGCATCTCGACAGTCGCGGCGTCGGTGAGCACGGCGTCCTGAATCTGGCGCACGCGGTAGTAGTTGAAGCTCACCTCGTTGCCGTCGGGCACCGGCCACAGCGTCACGGTGGGCGCGAGGAGGCGGTCAAACCAGTACGTCGTCGGAAAGCCCTGCTGGGCGATATTCGGGTAGCTCGCGTACTCCGTGCGCGAGATCGGCAGGATGAGGCGATTCGTTGCCCCGCTGCCCGTACCCTGCACGACGTAGGCGTCGAGCATGACGATCGTGTTGGACGGCACGCCGTACGTGGCCTGTCCCTGCACTAGCGGGACAACCTGCAGATCAACCGCCCACAGGTTTACGCCCTTTGAACTCCAACGCGACTGCAGCAGGTTGGCGGCCAGCCTGAGCGTCGACATGTGCTCTTGCGTGATGGCGGTATTGCGAATACCGACCATGTTGAACACATAGAGAGCCAGCTCGCCGAGCGACGGGTTGAAGTTGTAGGTCGCCGACGTCGTCATCGCTGGGGCTCCTAAAGTGGCGCCGCCGCCTTAATACGGCACGGCCCCCTGCTGGGCAACGGTCATCGCCACGCTGCCCGCACCGGCCGTCGTGATGACGCGGGCGAAGCGCGGGGCCTGCGCGAACTGCGACTTGATGTTAGTCGACGCGGCCTGCGTGGTCGCGTCGCTCGACGCCAGCCACACCATGGCGGCAGGCGCGACGGGATTCGTGGGATCGCTGGGATCCTGATCGGTCTGCTGCAGGCTGTACGTGATCGTACCGTTGACGGCGAACGTCAGCGATACGGGGCCGGGCGCGAAGTCGTCGAGGCGCACCCACGGCGAGCTGCCGAAGCCCGCCGTGCCCACGCTCACCGTGCCCGTCGTCGCCGCGCTGATTACGACCTGCGTGACCGTGGCGTAACTGAGCACGGAATTCACGGTCGCCGTGCTGGCGAGCGTGACGGTCTCCGAGATCGGGTTGCCCGCCCAGTCTGTGCCGTACACCGTCGCCGTCTTGCCGGCGTCCGTCGACGACGTCGTGAACGTGATCTGCTGGGCGACGCCGATCTTGGCGACGGCGCCCAAGTACATGGTCTCCGAGGCCACGACAGCACCGACCGTCGACCACCACGAGTTCGCGACTGGCCCCGGACCCCAGAGAACGGCATTAGCGGGCACGCCGAGGCCGCTGAGCGCGAGCGGACTCAGCGAACCCACGCTAACCGCGCCCTGCGTGTTACCCGTCACGGAGAGCAGCCCCGTGGCGGCCAGCGATGCCGTGCCGATCCATTGCGCTGCGGCCAGCGTGCCGTTGATGGCGAGCTGGCCGGCGCCCGGCGCGGTCTGCGCAAGCGCTACGGCGGTCGCGACGGCAGCGCTGAACGGGCCGGCGGTGACTGTGACTGGGCGCATTCCGATCTCCTAAGGAAAAACGGGGCCGCTAGGGCCCCGTTCTAGCCGGTGTGAAGGCAGCCGCCCTCACTCCATCTCGATGCCGCGACCCTTGGGCGGCGTACCGCGCTTGGCCGTCGTGAACGGGCTCGTCTCGCACGCGGCCTGCGCGCGGCCGCCCGACTTGCGCGGCTTGCGGCCCGCGTTCGCAGCGCCCGCCGAGCCGGCGACAGCGCCGCCAGCGCGCCGCTTGGCGCGACCACCGCGCTTGCGGTCGTCGTAGTCGCCCTCGGCCTTCTCCTCGGCTTCCTTGATGTTCTTGTCGTCGCCGGGCCCCGTGCGCGACGGGTTGTCCTTGCCGTCGCGGCGCAGATCCTCTTCAGCCTCGTTGACGCCACCGGTCTCCCGGTGCTTGCGACCCTTGTGACCCTTCATGTCAGTACTCCTGTCGAGTGGTAGTCACGCCGCTTACGAGGCGTTGTTGATGCCCTGCACATAGAACACGCTGAGCGTGCCGATGCCCGCGCCGTTCGCAGACGACACGATGCCGACTTGGACATCGGTGTTGCCGACGTTGTCCCACAGCGCGATCGTCGGTCCCGTCGACGGCAGCAGCGTCGTGCTGAGCTGGCCGAGCGCGGTCCACGAACCCACCGCGGCGCCCGTGATCGCCGTGCCCGTCGAGAACTGCACGCCGAACGTGCCCGTGCCGATCGTCGTCACCATCATGTAGATGTCGGTGATCTGGCTCTGCGCGGGCAGCACGATGGGGTTGCCACCGTACTGGATCGCCGTGCCCTGCGTGACGCCAGCCGACGTCTGCACCATGTTGGCGTAGCCCGAGTTGGCGACGCCGAGCTGCGTCTCGCCGACGGCGGCGAGCACACCACTGCCGTCGCCGTGCACGATGTTGCCGGCGAGCAAGGGGCCCGTGAAGTACGCGCCCGGGAAGATCGGGCTGCCGTTGGCCTGCACGCCCGCAGCGTTGAGTACGCCACCATTGATTTCCATGTCAGCTCCTAAGTGCCTGCGTGTCGCTCCACGTAGTCCGCGGCCTTGCGCAGCACTACGGGGTCGTCACCGAGTTTACCGAGTCCCGTGTTGCACGCAACACATAGTAGCCCGCGAACCCTGCCGCTCTCGTGGTCGTGGTCGACCGCCAGAGCCTTGACCTTGCCGTTGCGCGTCTCGCATTCCGGCTTCCCGCAAATCGCGCACAGACCGCGCTGTGCTTCAACCATCTCGGCGTAGCGCGCGGCCGTGATGCCGAATCTGCGCTCGCGTTCCTTGGCGCTCAGCTCCTTCCGACGTACCTCGCGATACGCCCGCTGGTAAGAGGCCCGGCCCTGCCGCGTGGCATGATCATGTCGAGCATCTACCGCAAACCATTCGACCAAATTCTCGATTCGACAATCATCAACATCACCGTTCAAAAACTTCAAACGGTGCGGCATAACACCGTGAACCCAAAGCCAAGCCAGTCTACTGGCCTGATAGATGCGACGCCGAACCTTGATGATTCGATGTCCCGCCGCTCCCGGCGTCCCAGCTCTACTGCCTGTCTTGATTCCTTTCCCTCCGCCGATCCACGTGAAGTGGCCGGTTTGTGGGTCGTAATCCAAGCAGCGCTTCAAGTCCTCAAGATCGATTTCGTCCGCCATGATCCGGGCTCCTTTTTAGGTGAGCCCTGATCATAACACATTCCTTACGACGTCGGGAAGGATCCCCAGATGGATCTCCAGTTATAGTACCCGAAACTATACCTTTCATACCCCTTCACGAGTAAGTTGTCAGTGACGAAGTCGACCTGCATGTCGGTTTCGAACTTGATGCGCTCCATGTACGACAGGCCGTCGATGTTCGTCAGCAGGAACCACGCGAACTGCGACGTCAGGAAGTCGTTGACCATGTAGCCCTCGGGCAGTCCGCCCGCGGTGGTCAGGATCGCGTTGACGTCGTTGTCCGCGGTGCCGGCGCGCAGCTCGGTCTTCGTCAGCCGGATGGCGACGGGTTCCAGCTGCGGGGGCACGACGAGCTTGCGGGCGCGCGCGAACACCTTCAGGCCGGCCTGATCCTTGAAGTTCACGCGCACGGCGATCATGCCGTTGAGCAGCGTGGCCTCGTTGAGGTCGACCGCAGTCGTCGGGATGTTCGCGACGGTGCCGCCGTCGATCGGATGGTTGCTCGCGCACAGCGCGACGCCGTCGGCGCCAACCGCCGAGTTGTACGTCGTCGCCGTGTTCAGGATGTTCGCGCCGTAGATCTCCTTGGCCTGCTGGAAGCTCTCGATGAGGCCGAGGTTCGACGGGTGGAACTGCGTCTTGTAGAGGTTGTCGTCGATCGCCTTGCGCGTGATCGCGTAGCCCAGAGCGATTTCGAGGTGCTCCTGCGCGTACACGTAGCGCTCGCCGGCGCCGTTGTCGAACTGCGTCTGGCCGCCCTCGGTCTTGAGCTGGGCGAGACCGAGGTACCGCATTTCTGCGGTGCGCTCCAGCGCGAGCTTGGAGTCGTGTTTCGTGAAGATCTTGTCGTACTGCGACGGGATCATCTCGTACTTGCCCTCGACCCCGCGCAGGCCCGGCAGGAGGAGGTCCTTGATTGCCGAAAGATTGACAGCCATGGTTGCCTACTCCTGTTAGATCGTCGCCGTCAGAGACTTGGTCTCGACGTTGTTGAAGGCCACGGTACCGATGGCGTACGCGCCCTGCGTGGTGCCGTTGGCACCCGGCGGCCACGTGAGCAGGCCGGTGAGGCGGAACGCAAGGGTCGCCGTGACGGCGCCCGAGCTGGTCACGACGTACGCGCCGCTCAGGCCGTTCGCCGCCGTGCCCGTGCCCGAGTTGTACGCGTAGTTCGCACCGATGCCGGCCTGCGAGAACCCCGTGTACGTGGCGAACGCCGTGGCGTCCGACTGCACGCTGAACTGCGCGAGGGGATCGTTGACGACGTACGCCGTCGCGAAGTTCGACGACGCGACGTCGCTGCCCGGCCAGTAGTTGCCCCACAGCGTGCGCTTCTGCGAAACGCTCGGGTACTTGCAGCCGTAGAAGATGCCGGCGAGGATCTGCGTGGTTGACTGCGTGGTCTGCGCGATCGGCGCCACGGTGCCGTCGGCCTGACGGACCACGGGGTCGCCGTAGTACGTCGCGGCGGCGTTGTAGTCCATCGCCATTTCCAGCTGCTCGTAGGTCGGCGAGCTGCCGGTGCCCTGAGCCTGCCGGAACCCGAACGGGGTATTGGTATTCGCCATGACGTCTCTCCGTGGCGGAGGTCGTCATCGCGCGCCGGGGCGACTTGGACCGGGGTGTGTTCTTCTGCCCCACACCGGGTGGGGCGCGCGAGGATCATGCCGACGCCGCGCGCCCGGAGTCAACATCGCGTTTTTATAGGCAAAAAAATCCCCCGACTAGCGGGGGACAAGAGAGCGGCGGTTGGGGGATGGGATGCCGCTCTGGGGTGCTGTCACTTCGCCGGGATCGGGATGGCTTCAAATTGGCGCGCGACCTTGGCGAGCGGGTTGCCCTTGTTGTCGCGCGCGAACTGGCCCTGCGGCGCCGCGCTCAACTGCTCTTCCTTGCCGCGTACCTGCGCGCTCGCCTTCTTGGCCTCGATGGCTTTCGCGCGCTCCGTGATCGACTGCGGGCGCTCCATGAGCACCATGCCCTTGCGCTCGATGGTCGCCGACGTCGTGTTGTGCGGCATCATGTGCGGATGCCGGGCCGCGGGCACCGCAGTCCAGCCCGTGCGCGCCACCGCGACTTCGTATGCCGGGTCTTCCTTGTTGAGCAGTAGGCGGCGCTTCCACTCATAGCTCCATCCTTCGGGGATGTCCGCGGGATCGATGAAGAACTCATCGGTGCCCTCGTCCATGTCGCCCATGTGCCCCAAGATCTCCGCGGCACGCGCATCGGCGGCCTCGCGCGGCGACAGACCACGCGGATCGCCGCGCATGTCGCCGCGCGGATCGCCGCGCGTGTCGGCTGGCGGCGGCGGCGGAGCAGCAGCTGCGGCTTCCGCGGCCTCGACGGCCTGTACGGCGGCGAGCAGCTTGTTGCGCTTTGGGCGCACCCGACTGATCTTCGGCTTGATGTCTTCAGCCATCGGCGTGCTCCTAGTTGAGGCGGCCCTGCTTCTGCAGGTCCATCTTGTTTCTCGCGTACTCCTCGTCGGTGAGCCCGCTGGCCTTCGCGGCCTCGCGTTCCGCCGACGTGAGGCGCACGACCGTCGGTCGGCTCCCCGTGCCCGTACCGCTGCGCGTTACCGGCGCGGCAGGCGGCTGCGCGCCGCGGCCGCCCGTGGCCTCAGCGGCCGCGGTGAGCGGCTTCTCGCCGGGCAGTTCGCCGTCGACGGGCGCCTTGGCGACCGCCGCGCCAACGCCGAGCACCTTCTCGACTTCGGCGAAGTACTCGTCGCTGTCAGGTTTGAAGTCACGGGACACCGTGAGGTTGTGCGCGGCGACCATCTGCGCGTACTTCTTGGGATCGCTGGTGAACTCGGGATGCGCGCGCACCCAGTCGGCGCTGCGCGGCGTCAGCTGCTTGGCGAGCGCCTCGACGGGATCGGCGGGGCGCACGGGGGCGACGGCGGCCTTGGGCTTCGGCGCGGCCTCAAGGGATGCCTTGCCCTGCTCCAGCTGCACACGATGGTTCTCGTTGCGCGCAATTTGCGTCTGGATCTCGGCGACCTGTTCCCAGTCGCCGGCCGCCGCGGCCGCCGCGTAGTTCGCCTTCAGGGTCTCCGCGTTGGCCGTCACGGTGTCGAGAGCACCCGTGATCTGCGCGAGCTGCGAGTCCATGGTCTCGCCGCGTGCCGCGGCTTCGCGGGCCGCGCTCTCGTTGGCGCGCGTCTCCGCGGCCACACGGGCCTCGCGCTCGGCCGCGAGTTCGCGCTGCAGCTTGGCGATGCCCTCGTCGGGCGTGACGACTGCGGGATTCTCGGCGGCCGCAGCAGGAGCGGCGCCGTCCTCGGCGACCACGACGACGACGTCGGCAACCTTCTCGTCCCTCTCTGGATCCGGCATTGTTCAGCTCCTAGTAGACGGTATCGGGGTGCTCGGTGCGTCCGCGCACGAGATTGTCGTCAATCACGCGACACATGACTTTGTTGACGGTGATCGGCCACGCATCGGTCGGCCTGAAGATCACCCAATCGCCGACGGCGAGCTTGCGCTTTACGCCGCGAAACCACTTTCCAGACGGGTCCTCGCCGGCATCGTTGCCCATGGCGATGATGAGGCCGACCTTGGATTGGTGCTGGTCTTCCTCGGCGAACTGCACGGCGATGCCGCCCGCCGTGTACTCGGGGCGCGTGTAGACGGCGATGAGAATCTGGTTGTTGAAGATCTCGACGCCGCTTAAATCGCCGAGGCGGTCCAGCAGGGCTGCGCGCGGCTCGACGTCGTGACGCATGGCAACGTGCGGCATCTCTCAGGTTCCTTTTTGCGGGTTTTGGACTTCGCGCTCGGCGGCCGGCATGAAGTCGGCGAGCACTTGCTGGTAGGCGTAGAGGCGCCCCACTTTTTCCTTGTAGGCGTCCAGCAAATTGATGGCGACGCCGAGTTCCAGTGCCTCGCGCTCGCGATCCGCGGCTTCCTTGATGCGCGCAGCCAGCTCGCGCGCGAATGCCGTACTGAAGCTGTCCATCCGGTCCCCATAATGACCAAGGGCGCCCCGGTTACCCGAGGCGCCCCTAGTATGCCAACAGAAGGGCGGTTACGCCACTTTAGGCCGTACGCGCCTTGTCGCCGTACTCCTTGGCCTTCTGGAGGCGCCCCAAGCCGCCGCCGCTGGCGTGCGTCATGGCGGGCGCGTGGCTACCCGGTCCCTGCGCGGTCTTGCGGTCGAAACCGAGGCCGTGCGCGACGCGGCCACCGGTCTTGCGCGCCATGGGCGGCGCGCCGGGCGGGAGGACTCCCTGCGGGGGCATGGGCGGCGGCATGCCCTGATGCAGCCCCGCGGCGCCCGGAGGACCCGGAGGCGCCCCCGGCGCGCCGCCCGGCACGGGGACGGGCACCGGTGTCGGCTTTGGCGCGCCGATGATGATGTTGATGTTCGTCTTGCCCTTCGCGCGGCCGCCGGTGGCGCGCGCCTCGCGACCGCCTGTCGGCCGCGTGCCGTCGAGGTCACTGATGTTGATGGCGCCGCCGCGCTTCTTCTGCGCCGGCGGATCGCCGCCTGCCATGCGCGTGATGCGCGCCTGACGCGCCGCGGCGCCGACGCCCTCGTTGGGCTGCTCGGGGTTGTGCTGGCCGACGTGCACGCCCTGCTTACGCGCCGCCGTGTCGGTGATCGCCGCGCCGCCGATGGCGTGGCGGCCGCGCAGCACGCTGTGAATGCGCGCGGCCTCGCGGGCGCCAATGCGACGCCCGCTGCGATTGCTCGCCGTGATCGCCTTGTTGACGGCGACCTCCGAATAGCCGGGCGTGTGGCCGCCGGGCGCCTGCGTCGACGTCTTGTTGGCTGTCTCGCTGTTGTGCGGGCTGCCGTAGTCGTCCTCGGGCGGCGCGTTCGTCGTGCCGCCCGCCGCGCGCTCGCGCCGCGTGCCGCCGCCGTCGGTGTCGGCGTCGTAGACCGGCCGCTTGGCGCTCGGGCCACCCGCGGCGCCGCCGCCGGCCTTCGCGCGTCGCGCCTTGTCGGCGGCGGCCTTCGCGTACATCTTGGCCTGCGTGTCGTGCGAGTTCAGCGGGTCGACGCCGACGCGCTGCGCGCTCTTCATGGCGCGCTTCACCATGGGCACGTCGACGGGACCGCCGCTGTACTTCTTCGGCTTGCCGCCGTCCTTGAAGCCGCCGACGTGCTTGCTGCCCACGCGCTCGCGATTGATCTCGCGGACGTCGCGGTTCTCCAGCTTGTCGACGACGCCGCCGTCGGCATACGCGGGCTTCTTCGCGCGGCTCTCCGCGCCGAAGCCGCCCTTGGCGCGCTGCGCCTTGTCGGCGCGCGGCAGCGTGGCGTGGCCCTCGTTGGCGAACACCTTGCCGCCGCGCCGATACTGGCGCCGACTGACCGGACGCAGCCCGGTCTTCACGTCGGCGTCGAGGGCGTCGGGCGGCTCGTACCCGCTGGCGTCCACGCGGATCTTGGGATCCGTGCGCACGAGGCGCGAGATCTTGGATTTCATCGCGCTGCGCGCGGCTTTAGAGGCCTCAGACATGGTGTTCTCCGCTGAGAAGCGATGGCGCCGCGCGCCGTTATCCGCGCCCAGCGTGCCGCAGACCCCCGGGTTTCGCAACACGAACCCGTATTCGGTTGATTCCGCCGCCTAGAGGACGCCCACGCGCTTGGCGAGAGCGATGGCGTCCTCGACGGCGGCGACCGGCTTGCGCGCGGCCGGCGCGGCGTCGGGGCCCTCGCGATGCAGGATGTGCGCCTGCGCGCGGTCGTCCTGCTCGGGGAACGCCATGGAGTCGTTGGGGTCGTCCTCGCTGACATCGTCGACGGCGCCGCCCGACGCGCGCCGCTTGCGGAACGCCATGGGCTGCGGAGCGACGTACGCGCGGCCGCGCGCGGCTTCCTGCTCGTGCGGCGGATCGATCTCGTACTCGCCGCCGTGCGCCTGCGCGTGGGCGACGTGGGCGTCGCTCACGTGATGCGTGAACTGCGAGTCGTGCAGCGCGCCGCTCGTCGACGTCGTCGGCGTCGTCATGAGGATGGCGCCCGCATTCTTGCCGTTGCGCGTCTGGAAGCGCTGCGCGGGCAGGAAGTCGTCGTCCTTGAAACGCGAGTCCGTGGGGATCATGTGCGGACTGCCGTCGTCGTTGTGGCCGACCTGCACGAGGCGCGGATGCAGGATGTGCTGCTTCTGGTAATCGTAGCGCCGGCCATTCAGCGTGACGTGCCCGTAATGCGCGAGATCGGGCGTCGTCGGCACGTGGCGGCCGTCCGCGGTGACGCCGACGTGCGCCTCTGGCGCCTCGCCGGGCGCCACGGGACGCGGTGCGCTCCAGTACTTGGCGTGGCCGATGGCGGCCTGCATGCGGGCGTCGAGCGGCGAGCCGCGATGCACGTCGGTGACGAGGTACGAATTCTTCGGCGGCGTCTTGTGGCCGCGCTCGTTGACGAAGTCCTTGCCGTGCGTGTTCGCCGCGAGCACGGTGTTCTGCACGCGCTGCGAGTCGCGGCTCACGTTCTCCGCGATCTCAGCGCCACGCTTGACCTTGGGGCCGACGTTGGAATGCGTGACGTAGTAGCCGTTCTCGGGGTCGTGCAGCTCACCGGTCTTGCCGTACGAGTTCGCGACGATCGGCGGCAAGCCGATGGCGGCGCGCTGTCGATTGAGGCCGGCGATGACGTGACGCGACGACCTGTCGGTCTCGTCGACGACGTTCGGTCGGAACAGCGTGCGCTTGTTCTTGCGATCGGCTTGCGCGGCAACCTTGCGCAGGCTGCCGGTGTGCGCGAGGATCCAGTCGCGTGTCATCGCGGGATCCGCCTTGGCCTGCTCATGGCAGGCGCGACGCACGGCGGCGTTCACGTACTGCGACTCCGCGTTGGGCGCGAAGCACGTGCCCTTGCTGGTGTCGACGACGCCCGACGCGCTCACGCCGCCCGAGCACCCCGTCGTCTGGCCGGGGCACGTGTTGAGGATGTGGTGGCGCTCGTGGTCGCCGTACCCCGAGGTGTACAGCGCGTGGCCGGCGACGCCCTTCGACGCGAAGGCGACGTACGAGCGCCCGCGGTCGTCGTGCTCGTGATGCACGGTGTCGAGCTTCTCGCTCTTGTCGAGCGTGCCCGCGCCCTTGCTGATGTGCTGGGCGGCGCGCAGGCGCTCCGTAGCAACAGCCTCGTCGGCGAGCTGCGCGCCGAGCGGCTTGGCGAAGTGCTCCTTGAGCACGCCGGCGTGCACATCGGCGATCTGCGCTACGTTCAGCGGATCGCGTGGCTCGGCGCCGTACACGGCGGCGCGCGCCGCGTTGATCTCGCGCATGCCGGCCGCGCGTGCCGTGCCCTCCCACATGTGCCGGGGCACGACGATGCCCTTGACGCCGCCCGGGCCGGGAGCGCGAAAGAGGATGCGCTTGGGATTCGCCGTGTTCTCGTAGCTCATCGCAGGACTCACGCGACGCTGAGCGCGTGCTTGACGATGTCGTCGTGCTTGGCCGGCGCCTTCGTGTCGCCGCGCTGCAGCCAGTTTTTGAAGGCCTCCATGCTCATCGACTGCATGCCGCCCATGCGCGCCGAGCCTTTGCCGTCGCTGAACGCCTTGACGTAAGTGCTGACAGCCTCAGCTTCGCTCTTGAATCCCAGAAAAATTTTATGCTCGTCAAAAGCCTTGGTTTTGGCGTCGCGCTGGTTGACGACGAAGACGTGCGTGCTCTCCGGGTGCGGGCCGATGTAGCAGTCGACGTGGTCGCCGTCCGCGCCTTCAGTGCGGCGGATGTACCCGTAGTCGGCGGGCAGCGTGCACCGCCAGCGCTTGCCGCCGGCGTCGCGCCCCGCGCGCACGCTGCCCTTCCGGTTTTCGATGCTCACGTCGAGTCCGTGGAAATTCACGTGCGCCTTCCTGTAGTTGCCCGCGGCCTTCTGCGCCTCGGTGGGGTTGTGGTTGACGGCGCCGCCGAGCGCTCTGCAGATGGAGAGGCCGCGCTCGACTGCGCCTCCATCACGAAAAGCCTTGAATCCTCGCTTCACGATAGACTCGCGCATGCGCGGCGTGATTTCGAGCGCGGGGAAGCCGTTGACGTGCTTGTCCTTCGATTTGAGCGTCGTCAGCTTGGCGCCGGGGTCGTGTTCTTGGGCGAGGGCGAGCAAGCGCTTCGGCAAGATGTTGTTGTAGTAGCCGATCATGCCGCGACCGCCGATCGACAGGTCGTCGCCCCTGAGGGAGCGGAATCCAGTCGTATTGCCGATAATCGGGCCGTGCTCTTCCTGCTGCAAAAGACGATCAGCCACTTCCTTGCCCACATGAGAGGCAAGCTGCTCTTTGCCGATCGTGCTGCCAAAAACGCGATGACCACTACCCTTGGCGTATGCCTCAAGATAGACATTCGGGTTGTGCTCGCCATATGAATGCAAGCGCAGTTCGCTCAGACGCTTGCTGAGCTTGTAGCGCTCGGCGTGATTCTCGCCGGGCGTCCACGCCAAGTGCGTGTGACCGCCCTCGGCGGCCTCGCGGAGCGCGCGCTTCAGGCCGAGGTCCGTCCACTTCTGCGTATTGTCGATGTACGGGCCTTCGGCGATGTTGCTTTTGACAGGCGTCTCTCTCAGGCGCGTCTCAATATCGCGCGCGCGGTCCAGCATGCCTTGAGCTTCGCCAATGCCAGCCATATCGGTGGCGGCGCCGCGCATTTGATTGGCGAGTCGCCGGAACTCGCGCGCCTGCGCCGTCAGGGTCTCGCGCTCATCCGCACCCAGTGCGCCCTCCTGAGGCCCCTCGTCGCGCTTCTGCTGGCCCCAGTCGGACTGCAGCTCATCGAGGAGCAGGGCTTTCTTTGCAGCAGGGCCCGACGGCGGCGCCTTCCTGCGCGCCTCGACCTCTTCCATTACGGCGTTACGCGCCTTGATGCGCCGCAGATTCGGCGTGTTGCTGGTCTCCGGTGTCTCGCCGGGCTTGATGTCGAATGGCGCCGTGACCGTTTTTTCATCCTGCGTCCAGTCGGGAACGATCTTGCCCATGTGCGCGGCAAAATCCTGCGCGCCCTGATAATCGAGACCGCGTTGCACGGCGCGCCCACTCGGCGCGTGCGAGACAACGATGTCACGCTTGCCTTTTTCAAAAGAAGGATGCGCGACGAGACCGGGAACACTCGTCTTCCACGCCTTACCCGTGCGCATTTCACCGCTCCGGTGCGCGTATTGAAATTCAGTATTGAACTTCGCCCGCGGTTTCGCACGCACGGGCTCGTAGCGGTCGCTGAGCCGGAGGTGAGCGACGACGTTCGGATGTCCGGGCCAGTGACTGCTCTGGTAGAGGTTGGTCGTCGGCATGCCGGCTTCGTGGACGCCGCGTAGCTGCGCCTGAATCGCGCGGTGCTCGGTGTCCTCTTCGTCGTTCATGTGGCGCTGCAAGAGGTAACCATTATCGCGGTTCACTCCGGTGCGCTCGGCGACGCGGTCACGCAAATTCTGAAGGCGCGCGAGCAGGGCGGAGCGCTTCAACTGATCGGCGCTCGGCTGCGGCTTGGGCGGCTCGTACTGCAACAGGGATTCGCGATAGTTAGTGCCGCCCGGCGTCGAGTAATCTTTGAAGCGCGTGCTCTGCGCGTCGTCGTCGAGCAGAGACTCCTGCATATTGGGCGCGTTCTGCTCAAAGTGTTGGGCGAGGTCTTCCTTGGTGATCTTGTCTGTCGGCGCCCAGCGCTGGGCGACGCCCGACCACTTGAGTTCGTCGGGCTTCACGCCCTTCAGGCTGGCGATCATCTGCTGCGCGGTGCCCGACTTCTGCGGGAGCGCACGCGCCGCCTCGGCGGCCGCCGAGTACAGGCCGAGGTTGTTGAGCGCGCGCGGCGCCACGGGCTCGGCTGGCATCATGTCGGCGGCGCCTCCGTCGGCGAACTGCGGGCGCACGCCCACCGCGCCGGCGACTGACTTCGCCGTCATCATCGCCTTGCGGATGACCTTGGCGGCGTCCACGACTAGTCCTTCTTGGCGGCCGGCTTCTTCTTCGGCGTCACTGTGCCTGCCTTCTTCTTGGCGGGCTTCACGGCCTTGTCGGTCTTGTCGGCGTTGCCGGGGTGCAGGAGGATGTCCTTGGCGAGGCCGAGCACGGCGAGGTGCTCCTTGCTGCTGCGGTCGGCGGCGCGATTCGTCGCCTCGTCCTCGCGCTCGTGGAGGTCGATGGCGAGCGCCTTGCGGCGTGTCTCGGCGTCCATGGCGCGCGTCGACGAGTCCTGAACCTTGGCGTGCGCTTCGGCGATCTGCAGGTGCTTCTCTTCTTCCGTGGGCAGGTCGGGGCCCGCGGCGCCCAAGCCGGGCTTCGGCGCGAACGCGCCGGCACCGATCTTCGCGCGCACCTCGGCGGCGCGCGACTGCGCGGTGATCATCTGCGCATCGGCGGTCTTCGTCTTGTTGGCGATCTCGGCCTGCTTCTCCTGCAGCTCGGGGGGCGGCGCGCTCATCGCCTGCGGGGGCACGAAGAACTGCTGCGGGTTCGACCATCCGATGGCCTGCAGGGCCGCCGTGTCGATGGCGACGGGGTCGTACATCGACGGGTTGGCCTGCTGGAGCTGCTTGAGCGCCATGATCTTCATGATGCGCTGGCTGCTCGACGCCGTGTTCGGGTCGGCCTGCGGGCTCAGCTCGACGTCGGCGAGCGCCGCCGTGAACGTCGCCTCGTCCCACTCGGTATTCGACCGCGTGCCGCTCTGCCAGAATGCCTGCGGGTTCTCGCGGAAGCACTCGACGAGCAGCTTGAATTCCTCGGCCTGCGCGGCGTGCATGCGCTTGTGCACGGCGTTCAGCACCTTGACGGCCTGCTCGATGTTGGCGAGCGTCGTGCCCACCGGGGCGTCGGCGCGGCCCTCACCGACCTGCTGCTCACTGGTGCCGCCGATGCGCATGCCCGTCGTCGCCATGTTGTCGGCGAGCTGGGCGAGCGCGGCGCTCGGCTCCTTGTACGGCAGGTTCATGATGGCGTCGCCGATCTTCATGCCGCCCGTCTTGATCTGCGCGCCGCCGCCCGGCGGCACGCGGAACACGTTGGTGTTCTGGCGGCCGCCCTGATCGCTAATGAGAAATCCGGGGAAGCACGCGTACATGCCGGCGTCGAGGAGTTCGCGCCACGCCGCCGTGATGGCGTTCGTCGTATTGCCCAAGATGTGCAGGAGACCGATGTCGTAGAAGCCCAAGCCGGGGACGAACGTGTACTTGACGAAGCGCGTGATCTCCACGGGGAGATCCTTGTCGTGGCGCGGCTTCTTGAAGTTGCGGACGATCGACAGGATCTTCTGCGAGCTGACGTCGATGGTCACGCGGTACGGAATTTCGAGGCCCGACGGCGAGCCGCCGACCTTGTGCTCGAAATCCTTGATGTCGAGTTCGCAGTAGCACTCGTAGATCTCGCGATCGCGATCGTCGGGGCGCGCCGCCGTCGGCTTGACGCCCTGCTGGGCGGCCTCGGCGTCGCGCAAGGGGTCCTGCTTGGGGTCGAGGGGCGTCGACAGGTCGACGTCGACGTACACGTCGAGGATCTGCAGGCGCTTCACCGTCGACGACCGCATGAGCACGCGGTGCGTCTTGCGCTTGGCGTTGGCGAGGTCCGTGGCGGCCTGATTGACGATCAAGTCGTCGGCGTCGATGCTCTCCGACACCGGGCGACCGCGCAGCGGGCAGTTGTAGACCTTCTTGAAGCTCGTGCCGCCAAAACCGAGCATCAAAAGCATGCGATCGGTGTCCGGGTAGTACTCCTTGGCGACGTTGGTGAGGTAGTGGTTGAGGTCGCGCTCCAGCGCGTTCGCCATCTGGTCCTCTTTCAGCTCCGCGTTGTTGTTGTCGTTGCGGATTTTGACGGGACCGTCGGTCGGCAGCATCTCGCTGCGCGCGTTCGCCTGAAAACGGAGCACGCTTTCGAGCAACAGGGGGTGCCTGACCTTCGACATGCCCTCGACGGGCGCGCCATCCGCGGCGCCCTGCACGCCGGGGATGTCGACTTTGATGCCGAGGAGCGCAATGCCGTGCGTGCGCGCCTCAATCCAGTCGCGGCGCGACTCGATGTCGGCGGCGATGCCCTGCAGGAGGTCGCCGCTGATGCGCGACAGCTCCATGGCGTCGATTTGGCCGACCAAATTAGCGAACCACGCCGTATTTTTCGGCTTTTCCGCGCTTTTTTCGACGGGTTGGCCGTCCAGACTGATGGTCACCGAGCCGTCGCCGTGCTCGATCTTCACGACGTTGCCGCCGGCGTCAAATTCCGGCGTGTCGGCGCCCTCGTCGGCGGCCTCCACGCGAATTTCGGCGCCGCCGAGGTCACCGGTCTCGCTGATGCCGACGCCGGGCTGCCGCAGGACGTCGATTTTGTCGGGTACGAGTGGCATTTCAGTGCGCCCTCAGGCGGTCTTCACGCCTCTGCTTCTGCGTTTCGACGAACCAGCGGATGCCGGCCTTCGCGGCGTCGTCTTCGATGGCCGCCTTGATGTTGTAGAACAGGGTTTCGTCGTACGGCGGCTGCCCCCAGACCTTGACGCGCCACACGCCGGGCTTGCCGTAGGGGTCGACGATGGCGTTGCAGAGCACGGCGTCGCCGGGCAGCAGGCGCATGCGCTGCAAAACGGGTGCGGTCAGGATGATGCGGCTCACCGGAACTCCTCACGTCCCCGGGTACAGCGGTATCTGCTGGCCTCCCGGGTAGATCTTCTGGCCCTCGATCTCACGAATGCGCTCCTCGCCGCGCGTCAGCAGGCCGATGTCGCGGAGGTGACGAAGCCCGGCGCTCACGCAGTCCACGTACTCGTCGTGCTTGCCGCGCGGGAACTGCCCGACCTGCGTGATCACCGCCTCGGCCCACGGCCGGTCTGGCGCGTACACCATGCCCTCCGCGAAGAGATGCTGGACACTGTAGAGACGCGACGTCTTGTCCTGACTCTTCGGGTCGGCCAACTGTACAGCGAAGAGTTCGTCGGCGTACAGCCGCCTGATCTCCTGCGCCACGCTGATTCCAGACGCTTTGTTCTCGATACGCAAGCGGTCGAGCTTGAAATCCTTGGCCGTCTTGGCGACCTTGGTGACCAGATCATGCAGTTCCAGCCTCTCTGTCCACGCGTACATCAGCATGACCTTCGGCGAGCCGTCGGCCTCCACGCGGCTCGCGAACACGGGGCGCCCCGTGGCGTCGAGGATGCGCGTCGCCTGATTGACGCTGTCGCCGGTGAACACGCCGAGCACGATCATGCCGCTCGGGTCGTTCATCGTGTCCTCGGTGTACGCGGTGTCCACGATGCCCAAGACGAAGTCGACCATGGGGAACTGCGGTTCCGTCCAGTTGATCCACCACTGGCGCTTGATGATGCCGCCGCCCGCGGGCTCGGGGCGCTGCTGGAGCTGGCCGGCGGCGCCGAAGGGGCCGAGCGCGTTCTCCAGCGCCTTCACGCTGGCCTCGTCGAAGCGCTCGGGCCACAGCAGCTCGCCCTCTTCGGTGCGCGGATCCTGCCAGCCGATCGTCGTCACGAAGCTGCGGTTCTTCTCCAAGCGCATGGGCAGGCAGAGATGCGTCCACTCGCCCTTGTTCTTTTCGAGGATGTGCCCGCTGAGGTCGTCTTCGGCGAGGCGCTGCTGGATGATGATGTAGATGCCGGCCTTCGGATTGCTGAGGCGCGTCGAAATCGTCGTGTCCCACCACTCGATGGTCGTCGCGATCGTCGCCTCGCTGAACGCTTCGTTGGCCGCGTTGGGGTCGTCGATGACTATGCAGTTGTGGGCAAGAATTCCGTCAGCAAAGAAGTTGCTGCAGCCTGCCACTTGGATGTCATAGACGCTGACCGCAGACACGCCATCGCACTCAACTGAGGCGACAGCGTCAAGCGACCATGATGGTGCAGTTTGTGACAACGCATGCACAACGTGATCAGGTTCTCCGGCCGATTGTCGCGCGTGTTCTCGTTGATGTGGTGCGCCTGCAGGGCTGAACGCTTGCCGCCATAGCGATGCTTCGTTACCCAGCCCGGCGAAGCGCATGCCACGCACTGGCTCTTGTCGCGCTCCAGTACCAGCGCCCGCATACGACAAAACTGGGCCGAATAGCGGCCCAAAGTTTTGAATTTCGGGTTGCGCGATCCGCGCATATGCTTGGAGTGCGCGTCGCCCGCGCACGCCGAGCTGCAGTAAACCGTCCAGCCATGAAAGGATTTTGCGCACTCCGGGCACGTACGTGTCTTGCGGCGCGCGGCGCGCGCGCTGGCCTTGCAGGCCGGCGAACAATACCGCGAGTGGCGCGCCGTCTTCGGCGTTCCGCAAACCTCGCAGGGTTTCGCATTCTTGACGGCGTGATGCCGCGAGCAACACGTCTTCGAACAATACGCGTCCCGGCTGCCTTGCTTCAGAGCCTTGCGGGCCTCGTAGAGGCGCTTGGCAATCGGCTTGCCACACCGATCGCATGTCAGATGCAGTACCAGCCCCGAGCCGATCTTCGACAACGAGCGCGTCGCCCCTCCCCAAGCGATCAGCACGGACATATCCGCGCCCCGGCGAGAAGATCGGATGGTCTCCAGTACAGACGAAGGAATGTCCCGAAAGCGAACGCACGCGGTAGGTTTCACGCGACACCATGCGGCGGCCAGCGACTACCGAAGATATTACCACCTTACCCAGTCCGTGATCAAACCCGTAGACAGCGTCTCCGGGCAGTAGATCCTCGATTGGCCGCTGGCCGCACGGTGTGCTGACGAGCGTGCCGGCGGCAAAGCAGTTGCCGCCCTCGCCGGTGCCCGTGCCGCCGATCGACGTGATGAGGCGCTCGCCGTGCTTGTCGTTGCCGAAGCGCCGCTTGGTGTTCTGGTCGCTATTCAGTTGGAACCTGTGACCCCAGCGCGCTTGGTACCACGGCGACTCGATGAGCCGCCGGCACTTCACGCTGTCCCTGAGGCTCAGCGACTCCGCGTAGCTCGCGTGGAGGAACGGCGTGCCCGGCCCGCACGTCGGCGACCAGCGCTCCTCGGGCTGCGCCCACGTCCACGCTGGCAAGGCGACGCCGGCGATCGACGACTTCCCCATGCGCGGCGGCAGGTTGATGATGAGCCGCTTGATCTCGCCGTCGATCGCGGCCTCAAGGTGCTCGGCGATGACCTCGATGGGCCAGCCGTCACACCACTCGCTGGGATCGATGTAGCGCCACGCCGACCTCAGGAAGACGTAGAGGCTGTCCTCGCAGTCGGCGGCGTCGAGTGCGAGGAGCTGCGCGTCGACATCGATGCGGCGACCGCCAACGGTGACGACGCGCGCCACACTCAGACCGCCGCAGCGGCGTCCGCGCCGGCGTTGGCCGCCACGGGATCGCCGACGTTGCCCGGCGTGCTGGCCGCGTCGAGCTTCGCCATGGCCTCGTCGAGCTTCGCGGCCTGCCCCTTCTGGTAGGGCATCCACTCCGCCCACGTCCCGCTGAAATTCGCGGGGATCGTCTCGCCGGGCTGCACGAGGCGCACGGCGCTCGCGCGGTAGGGCACGCCGTTCTGGTCGAAGCCGGCGACATTGATGCCGCGCTCGTGCACGGCGCACACGATGCCGGCGAGCGTGTTGGGGTTGCCCGACAGGTGGACGTGGACGATGCGGCCGACACTGGGTTCAATCTTGGACACGATGATCTCCTTGCGGGCACAACTTGCGCGCCCAGTAATTGCAGTACGCGTCGACGCCGAACCGCGCGGGCAATTCGTCGCAAACGATCGTGTATTCGGCGGCGACGCGCACGTGCTCTGGCACGTAGAGGAACGGCGGCGGACCCCACGTGAATTCAGCGGTCACGCGACCCCCGCGACGGGATCCGCACCCAATGGCGCGGGATCCTGCGTGACGACCGCGCCGTCGGCGGCCACATTGGCGATCACCGTGGTGTCCGCGGCGACGGGCACCGTGGTGTCGGCGGCGACGTCGAGGATCACGGTGTCCGTCGCGACGGGCACGGCATCGGTGACGACAGCAGTCATTCGAAGCCCGACGTCTGGTTCTCGCCGGCGGGATCGTCGACGCCGCGCGTCTCGCCGGCCGCGTCGCCGGGCCAGTCGTCGGCGGTCAGCGCGGCGCGGTCGACGTCGGCCTCGCGCTCCAGTGCGGCGACATGCTCGGCGTCGTTGTCCGGCGTATCGTCAACGAGACCAGAATCGCCGTCTTGGTCTACAACGCGATCCTCGTCGCCTACGTCGCCGGCCGCCGCGAGGAGAATCTCGCGGAGGGCGTCACGCTGATCACTGCTGAGCCGGCGCGGATCGAGGGTGAGATTCGCGCTAGCCACAGCGACCGGTGCGCCATTCTTGCCCGTGAGTTCCACGCGTCGCGGGGCCTCGCGAAACTTGTCGCTGCGCTTGTTGAGCCAGTACTGTGCAGCACCGGCGGCACTCGGAGCGTTACTGCAGGCGATGCGGTAGAGGTTTGCGGCCACATTGGCATTGGCGATCTCCTCGCCGTGGTCGAGTTCGTAGCGGTAGTGCTTCTGCAGCGTCATCGCCGTGATGCCCATGAGGCCGGCGATCTTGTGCTGGCTGAGGCCGGCGGCGACCCAGTGCTGGACGAGGCGGCGCTGCGTAGGCGTGACGACGTGGCCGATGGGGCCCGGCTTGCCGCGGGACGGCGGCGGCGGCTTCGGCGCGGCCAGTTCGATGGCGTTCACGCGGCCCGCGGGGCGGCGGCCGCGCGGCAGGGCGACGTGCTCAGCGGGCTCGGCGGCGTCGGGAACGAGGGCCATCAGGGCTCCGTGTCTGTACGCCGTCGAGCATACCGGTAAATGGGCGCGCCGCAAGTCAGGCCGGCGGCCGGGGGATGTGGCGCCACGCCGTGCCACTGCGGATCCCCGCAATGATGCTATGCGCGACGCCGAAGTTCCGGGCGAGCGCGCGGTTGCTGAGCGGCGACACGAGGATGCCGGCAACGTCGGCGTCCGTGAGCTTGGCATTGCCATTGTGCTCGCCCGAGGTCAGGGCACGCCCCTTGGCGATAGCATCAGCCCGGTTGTCGGCGTGCGTGCCGAGGAAGAGATGCGATTCCGCGTTCACGCAAATCCGCACATCGCAGCGGTGGCACACCAGCAAGCCCTCGGGGATAGGGCCGTGCCGCAATTCCCAAGCGAGGCGGTGCACGCGGTGGTCGCGCCCGGCTATGCGCAACACGCCGTAGCCGTCGCGATCGGTTTTGCCAGTCCACAGTCGGCACCCGCGCTCATCCGCAGGCGCGACGCGGGCGAACAGTCTTTGGTTGGTATCCACCAGACCACTATAGCGAAATTGGGTGAATATAGCCAGACCACCATTAGGGATCTTGGCGCATATCGTCGGTCCAGAAGACCCCGGGCCCAGCGTGGGTCCCTCGCCAGCGCGGCGGGGTGGCCGGCAGTGATTAATGGTACGGCCGCGGTGCGTTTTCCCTAGTCGCCAGCTGGCACGCTGCTTGCATGGCGCGGATCGTGCCAGCCGGCCAGCTGGGCGCGCGCGACGCGCTCGACGGCGCCCGGGCGGCCGCCGCGCGCCGGCTGTCATAACGTACTTCGCATAATCATCAGTAAGTTAAATGAGGCGCGTCTAATGCAAGCCTGTAATCAATGACTTGCTAGCACGCAAATAATCTCGCGCGATTATGCGCATAAACGCGGCGCGCGTGCATGCCGAGAGCCCGGCGCGAGCCCGACTTGGCACGCGAGTTGCACTGCACGCCGCATGCCAGACGGCGCCCGGCGAGCTGGCCGGCGAACTTAATGTTGGCGCGCCCGCCAGCTGGTCAATAAGCCAAACGCAATCAAGCACTTGCTCGCAACCGCGCCGCGCCACGCGTGTACCAGCGCGCTATCACGCAAGCCCGGCGCGCCGAGCTTGGCGTGCATCGCGTGGCCTGAGTGCGGCACCGACGGCCTCCGACTTGATCGCGCAATCAGGTAATGGCGCCCGTTGTGGTGAGCTAGTGCAGCGCTACTCAAAGCCTGCCGAGGCATTTGCTGCTTGGGCAGCGACTGCTTGGGCAGGCGCAGCCTCAGGCTTGCCGAACACGTCGTCCAAGTCGACGTGCGGGAAGTCCGCCGTCGACGCCGCGGGCACGGGATCCTCGACGGCGCGCCGTATCGCCTCGATGTGCGCGCCGAACCTGCGCTTGGCCGCGCGTATCGCCGGATACTCGGCGATCAGCCGGGCAACCTCGTCGAGCCCCCAGACCTCGCGCTTGAAGCCGTCCAGCGGGAAGCGCGCCGCATCGGCGTCGCTGCGCACGAACGTCAGGATGACGTCGTCGTCGACGACGACCTCCCACGCGTCCGGCCGGGCCTGTGCGCCGGCCGCTGTAGCGGCTTTGTCCAGTACATCGTATGCATACCGCATCCGTTGGCACTCCGCTGCCAGCTGGGAAGCGCTTCCCGCTGCGATGGCCTCGTTGAGTCGCACGCGTTGCCTGTCGAACTTGGCGCGCAGCTCGGCGCTCACCAACAGCCTGAGGCGGCCCGCGCCCCACTTGCGCTCCGCCGCGATCGCCGCCTGATCGACGCCGTCGACGTCGCCCTGACTCGTCACCCACTGCTGCGTCGTGATCACTTTCGCTGCACTCCTGTGTGCGCCTCAAAGACCTTGTCGATCGCCCACTCGATGACGCCGGCGTGCGCGGCGCGCAGCGCGGCGGCGTCACGACTGCGGTTGTCCGCCCACGTCGTCGTGCTCACGCCGACGTGATACACGTTCTTGGCGGCCGGCCGGAGGTCGAAGACCTTGCAGCTCACCCACGGCGGCCGCGACCAGCCGGCGACGGCGACGAGCAGCCAGCGGCCGTCCGCGGTGCGCGCGACCTCGCGCTCGTCAGGCCGTCGCACCACCACGCGCTTGCCCACGCGCCGGATGAGCACGCCCGGCGGTGGCCGTGGTCCGCACGCCATCCGGCGCCGAGCCTCGCGGTCTGCCTTTGAATCGCCCACGTCAACCTCCTCCGCGCGCAGCGTGGCGAGCCGAGCCCGCGAGGGCGAGGTCGACTCGCGCAGCGCGGGCACGCGGCGGTTTTCCGCGCCGCCGTATACCACTACCTAACGGTAGTGTATGTTTTCCGCCGAAGTGAACCACCGCTAACCTCCGCCTTTTTTACGTTCGCATTCAAAGAGTTGCGCGCCGAACCCCCGCCAACACCCGCCAACACCTGTGCTCCGGCGGGGGTTCACCATTACGTTGTAAATCATAGACTTGCAGACCGAACCCACGCCCGGCGGGGGTTAGCCGAAACCCTCGGTGTCGTCGCTCGCCGGGCGCCTGAGCACGCGAATCCCGGTCTTCTTCGTCTTGGCGTCGTAGACCTCGACGCCGATCGTGCCGGCCTTGGAGAGGCGCTCCAGCAGGGCTTCGGCGACGCCGCGCGACATGCCGTACGCCATGCAGTTGACGACGCTGTACCGCCCCTCGACGCGCATGCGCGGGCTATTGGTCCACGGCCGCTGCTCGCCCCACGCCGCTTCGATGGCGGCGAGCACGGCGTTGATCGTGGCGCGCGTCGGCCACCCGTGGGCGGCGTCGGGCACGGCGTCGGGGACGGCGTCCAGCTGGCAGGCGACCAGCGACTGCGTGCCCTTGGCGTCCCCGGTGGGCGTCACGCGCAGCTCGTAGCCCAGCCGCCAGCCGTCGGCGGCCGCCTTGATCTTGGCGGCGTACAGCACGCCGGTCTGCGTGTCGTCGGTCTTCTCGACGGCCAACAGGAAGTCGCCGGCGCCGCTGAACACCGTAGAGCCCCTTAGGCTGCCCTCCTTGCTCGTGTGGTGGACGCCGACCACGGCGGCGGCGTAGCGCTCCCTGAGGGCGTCGCAGACGCCGATGAACACCGTCATGTCCTTCTGCAGGTTCTCGTCGGCGCCGGGCAGCACGCGGCTCACCGTGTCGACGACGACCATGACGGGCGCCCGGCCGGCGCGCGCAACGACGCCGTCGATCGTCGCCACGAGCTTCTCGCCGTCCGCGGCGCTCATGAAGTTCACGGCGTCCGCAATGAGGTAGAAGTGCTCGTCGATCAACGACTTGGCGTTCGCCGTCTGCCACGCCTGCATACGGAACTTCATGTCCGCCGTGCCCTCGCTCGACACGTAGACGACGGGCCCCGCGTGGCGTATAGGGCGGCCGAACCACTCGGCGATCCCGCAGGCCACCCTGAGGCTCATGTCGAGGGCGACGAACGACTTGCCCGCGCCCGGCTTCCCGTAGACAAACCCCATGCCCTTTTCGATGACCAGCCCGTCGACGAGCCACTTGGGGTCGGGCAGCGCGTAGATCTCCGCCGGGCTCAGCGCCGCGTAGACCGCCTGAGAGGCCGCAGGCGCCGCTGCGAAGCCATCGATGACCTCACCTGTCTCCGCGTCGAAGGCCGGCAGGGCGGCTCCCGTAGGCTGCTGTAGCCCTTGTTGCGGTCTCTGTTGGGGCACGGCTGCCGCTTGCGCGACTTCGGCGTCCCATTTGCTAACTGCATACTGCCAGCGCTGCGTAAAGGCTGTGATGCCCCGTCCCTCGCGCTCCAAGAGCACGTGGGCGGGCACGCCGGGCTCCGCGATCCGCGAGCGCACGTGGGCCACGTAGTTGGCGAAGGCCGCGCGCATGGCCTCCCTGAGGGCGTCCGGCGACGGCAGGACGGGGCTCTGCCGGTAGAGGTCGACGACGCGCGCCCACACCATTTGGGCCATATAGCCTTCGCGTCCGTCCATCAGATCGCCGGCGATGCTGCGCTGGTAGTCGGGGTCCGCCGTGTGCTCGGCCTGCGTCCCGCTGGCGCCCGCTACGCCCCGGCTCCCCCTTGGCAGGGCATCGATGGCCGCTATCAGCCACGCGGGCGCCACGGCGATCGGCGTCGTCCACGGCTCGTAGTCGGCGAGCCATTCATAGCGCTGCCCGCTTGCGTGCAGGCTGGGCGGCAGCACGGCGAAGCCGCCCTCGCCCCTGACGTCGACGCCCATCGGCGACTTGATCGTCGGCGCCCGCCACAGCGCGACGCCCGCGGAGTCCGTGGGCGCCCTGAAGAGGAGCTGCAGACCGCCGCCGCCCGTGCGCTGCGTCGGCGTGTCCAGCTCGCGGCCGTCGTTGTGCGCGGCGAGCAATCCCTGCCACCACTTCGCGGCATCGACGTGCCGGTCGACGTCGAGGTCGAGTACAAATACGGATGCGCTGCACTGCCCCGTGATGATACCGACGTTGCCCTGATAGCCGGCGGGGAACCACGCGTCGAAGTCCTCGTCGACGGCGATCTCCGCGGTCAGCGGCTTCCAGTCGATCGCCGGTCGTTTCCATTGGTCGGCCTGCATCGGCAGCAGGCTGGGTACCGCTTGCAGGCCGAGCGCGCGGTAGAGTCGCGCGTATTCGCCGGGGCCGCTCCAGTCGGGATCGAAGTCGATCACGGCGCCGAGCTGCCGTAGATGGCGAGAAAATCCCTGCAAAGGGGAAGGCGTACGTAGGCGTGCTCCAGAACCATGGCGTCAATCAGGGCATTGTTGAAGTCTCTGCGATAGACGCGTTGCAGGCGTCGCTCCGAGTACCACGCGATGCGCGCCGCACTCCACGATTTCTTGTTGCTCATGCGATCCCCTGAGACGACGAAGCCGGTGCGCGAGCCACCGGCCGTCGAGCTTACCTAAGTAACTGATGGCGTCAAGTCGTGCCGTCACCGTTGGCTGCTGGTGTCATGCGCACGGCGCGCTGCGTGGCGAGCTTGTCGAAGAGCACGTCGACGGCTAGCACCGCCCACTCGGCCATCTCGGCGACCGTGCCCCTCGCGTTGGGGTTGGCGAGCATGGCGGCGACGAAGTCCTTGGCGACGTCGACGCGCGCCAGTCGCATGTCGGCGACCGCCGCGTGATCGCGGACGGCGTTCTCCGCGCGCGCGCTCTCGTTCCACTCGACCTCGTGCTCGTGGACGACGGGCTCGACGATCTCGCGGCGCTCGGCATTGCCGAAGCCCAGCGCCTGCGCCGTCAGCAGGTCGATGCGCGCAAAGGCGTCGCGCGTCGCCGCGTCCTGCTCTGCGATGGCGAGCAGCGCGTAGTTCGGCGTCGTCATGTCTGCTTCTCCGATTGAATTGATGCGAATCCGAACATGCCGTGTTCCCCCGTATCGATGTCGTCCCACGTCTCCACGTCGCCGCAGTCGAGCGCTGACTTGGGAACGAGCAGCTTCACGCGCCCCTCGGGCGTCACGAGCACGCGTACAATGGCGCCGTTGACGTTGATGCGCGCGAAGTGAATGGGCTGCTCACCGGGCGCCTCGAAATCGCGAGGCCAGAGTCGCGGCGCGGCGCTCACAGCGGCGCACCCGCGGCCTCGGCGGCCAGCACCTCGGCGCCGAGCAGGCACCGGCGGGCGAGCCGGACGACCTTCTCCTTGTCGTCCATCTCGGCGGGATTGAAGTGCTTGGCGAACAGCAGGCCCGCGTACAGCTGGGTCTTCGTCAGACCTGTGTACATGCGCCCGCCCGCCGTCATCAGGGGGAAGCACGCCGCATCGAGCGCTGCGTTGAACGCCTCCGCGGCCATGCTGATGCCCTGCACGGGGCGCCCCTCGGTATCGACTATCTGGTCTCTCACGTCACGTCTCCTTTATCGGGCAAAGAACATCAATAGCATGCCGATTAGCCACAGCAGGATGCCGGCAATCGCAATCAGCGCGCCTAAATCAAGTTGCGTCATGACCGCCCCCCCGAGAGCGAGTGATTTCGCGCTCCCGCGGCGGCGATGAGCGCGGCGTCCGCGCGGCCGTCGTCCTTCTTGCGCGCGAACACGTGCGCGTCGCCGGGCCACAGCTCTGCAGCGCGCAGGCGCGCGCCATCCTTGCCATCGCGTACCGCCATGGTTTTCTGCCAGCGCTGCGGTGTCACAATGGTGACGGGGATCTTGAGGGCGGCGAGCACGCCCTCGACTATACCTGCGCTCCTGCCGAAGCTGAACACCGACGACACGCCTTGGCCGGGCATGGCGCCGACGCGCTCCACGTAGGCCACGCAGTCGGCATCCGTGGCCTTGAAGTTGGCGAAGACGTCGGCGAGCTGCGCGGCGCTCACCTCGCGCTTTGTCTTGCCGTTGCGCACGACCTCGACGACGGGCATGTCGACGACGAAGAGCGTCGGCGGTCCCGCGGTGCCGCGATAGTGGAGCGCGCACACGGCGCCCGACAGGCCGGGGTCGACGCCGAAGACGATCATTTGACGCGCCCCACGCGAACCACTCTGTTCGACCCCGCGGCCACGTACTGCCTGTCGGGCAGCAACCAGCGCGCGTACATGACGGCGCTCCGCGCGGATGCCGCACGCGAACACGAGAACGACTGGCCGACGCGCAGCCGCAGGATGGTGGCGCAGATTTTTTGCGAGGACTGCGGGCCGTCGTTGCGCGGCAGCTGTTTCGGCAGGCCGTTCTCGATCTTGAGTTTGGCGTCGTCGCCGACATTATTGTCGGTCGTCTCTTGCACGCGCCGAATGGGAGACTCGGGGTTGCACACGCGGCGCCGCTTGGCGGCAGCGTTCACGCGTCCACCCCATCGGTAGCCCTGATGACGTCGAGGGCGAAGAACCGGATGGCCTTGGCGGCCGCGCTGTCGGGCTCGCGCGTTGCATACGGTAGGAGTGCGGCGACGGCGGCCCTGAGCGCGCGCAGTTCCTCGACGCGCGCGCCGATCTGCGCGGGGCACGCGCGATCGTGGGCGTCCCGCGATTCGCTGACCACCGCGGCGCACGCCGGGCACGTGTACGTGTTGCGCATCGCGACGACCGCGGAGAGCAGCTCTGCGGTCTGCAGGCGCTCAATCTCGTCGAGCAGCACCTTGGCGTCGGCGCCGTTGATCTCAAAGTAGAAGCCGCGCTTGGCATCCTCCCTGAGGTACGCAATGAGTTCGGCAACCGGTGTCGGGACGGGCTCAGGAGCGGTGCCCGCGTAGGCGACGGCCTCGCCTTCGCCCTTGACTGCGGCGAGCCCGCTGGTCGCCGGCTTCTCGCCGCGCGCGCACTCGCAGGTCTCGCGGTTGCACGTCGCGCACTCGCGCGCACCACCCTCGCGTTCGCATTGGTTCATGACTTCACTCCTTTAATCAATTTGTCTACGAACAGTTCGCCATTTAAAATGCGGCGCGCGTCTGGGATGTTAGCCATTAGTCGGTCCCTCTTTTTTCATATCAGTTGGGTGCTGCTCTAGTAGAGCGGCGCGCACAATCTGCTCTACGCGCCAGCCATCGTCCTTGAAATGGAGCGCAGTGCGTAGCGCCTCACGGAGCCGCTCAATCTCCACGACCGCCGCGATGATAGGCGCGGCCTTCCTGCTCGCGAGCCCCTCGGCTTCTGCTTGTGCGCGGAGTGTCCGTAGCAGATCGCTCACTTTGTCGGCCCCGCTGGCGTTTGACTGGCAATGCGCCGATGCCGTTCTCTGCTACAGGCTCGGCACTTCCGCTGGTTCTTAGCTGATATTCTCGTATTCTCCGGGGTGTATTCATGGCCCTGTCGGCAATGCGTTGCCTTGGCATGAATGGCTGGGAACCCAACCCCACGTAACAGGTTCTCGCGGTTCGTCACCGGCTCTACGTGCGCGGGGTTCACGCACAATCGGTTCCGACAAATGTGATCCAGAACAAGGCCGTCTGGGATAGGGCCAACCAGCAATTCGTAGATGACGCGGTGCGCCTGAAAGGCGCGTTTTCCCTTGTGGATGCGCCCGTATCCGCTCCCTGTCGGACTCCCTAGCCACGTCCAGCAACCGTCAGTGACGGCGATGCGGTCAGCATATTCTGCGGGGATCGCGCTAGTCATGTTTAACCTCTGTGCCGCGCAGGGCCGTATCTAGGACGTGCTTCACGTAGTCCCATGACTCAAACGTCGGCTTGCGCTCGTGCATCTCCTTGCGCGCCTCATCCAGCGCCGCCCTCAGCGCGTCGCGCTGGTCGATGCACTGTTCCCACATTCGGCCGTTGTCGGCCATTGCAAGGTGCGCGACCTCAAGGGCTCGCTTCGCCTCGGCCAGCT